GCATTTTGACCCCTGCACAACTGCTTGCACACCCCATGCACACCTTGCACACCCTGGTAAATGAGGCCCGCCATGCAGACAGCAACCCCCGCCATCGCCACCAAGTCGGAGTTTTCCCGCCTCATGGGGCACGGCAAAAGCTACACCACCAAGCTGGTGCAGGCAGACCGCCTGGTGCTCACCGCTGACGGCCTGGTGGACGTAGAGGCCAGCAAACGCCGCCTGGCCGCCACCGCAGACCCCAACCGCGACGACGTAGCGGCCCGCCACGCCGCCGCACGCACCGCGCAGGTAGGGCAGGGCCACCCCATGCACGACGACGCAGCCCTGGCCCGCCCAGCCCCCGCCGCGCAGCCAGACGCCGCAGGCAGCAGCTACCAAACCAGCCGCGCTGTAAAGGAGCGCTACCTGGCCCTGGAGGCCAAGCGCGCCTACGAGATGGCCTGCGGCGATTTGATGCGCGTGGCCGACGTCACCAGCGTGGTGCTAGATGCCGCCACCACCCTGCGCACCCGCCTGGAGGCCCTGCCCGACATGCTCAGCCAGCAGCTATCAGCCCCCATGGACGAAACCCATCGCCGCGCCCTCATTGCCGACGCCGTGGAAATCGTCCTATCAGGCCTGGCCGCCGAATTCCAACGCATCGCCAAACCCGCAAACCAATGACAACCAACACCACCACCGCCAACACACTGCCCGCCTTGCCGCAAACCATCGAGCACCTACCCATCGACCAGGTGCTACCCTACGCCCGCAACAGCCGCACCCACAGCGCGGCGCAAGTGGCCGCTGTGGTGGCCAGTATGCGCGAGTTCGGGTTTACCAACCCCGTGCTCATACGGCAAGACGGCACCATCATCGCCGGGCATGGCCGCGTCATGGCGGCGCGTGAAATCGGACTGGTCAACGTGCCATGCATACGCCTGGGCCACCTCACCGACGCCCAGGCCCGCGCCTACGTCATTGCCGACAACAAGCTGGCCGAGTTGGCCGGGTGGGACGAGTCTGTGCTGCAGATAGAGCTGCAGGAGCTGAGCGATGCCGGTTTCGATGTGGGCCTGACCGGGTTTACCGACAAAGAACTGGCCGAGCTGCTGTTTGTGGAGCCGGTTGGCAACACCGATGTGGACGCCGCGCCCGCGCTGCGCCCTGATGCCGTGTCTCGCCTGGGTGATGTATGGCTCATGGGCGACCATCGCATCATGTGCGGCGACAGCACCGCATGCGCGCACGTTGCGGCGCTCATGCGCGGCGATAAGGCGCAGCTGATGCAGACCGACCCGCCGTATGGCATCGCATACGTGGAAAACGCCAAAAGCAAAGGCCAATCAATCAACCACGCAGACATAGAAAACGACGAGCTGGACGGCGAAAAACTGCAGGCATTTCTCGAGGCCACCATCCGCGCTGCGCTGCCATCATTGCAGCCAAATTGTGCGCGGCTCAGCTGATTTTTTCCTTCATTTCAGTTGCCATCATTGCAGCCAAATTGTGCGTTTTATTTGTGGCATCCCATGCTCACACAAGGCACGTTTTTTGCTGCCGCCGCCGCCGCCGCCGCCGACATTTTGATTCACCGGCAAATTATCTGGGTCAAGCCATCGTTGGTGTTTGGCCGTGGCGACTACCACTGGCAGCATGAGCTGTGCTTTTATGGGTGGGTGCGCGGGTTTCGCCCGCCGTTCTATGGCGCCAGGAACCAGACCACGCTGTGGTCGGTGGGGCGCGAAACCAGCAAAGACCACCCCACCGCAAAGCCTGTCGACCTATGGCGCCAACCCATCGACAACCACACCATGATGGGCGAGATCATGTATGAACCATTTAGCGGCAGCGGCTCACAAATCATCGCAGCCGAAACTGCCGGGAGCAGGTGCTATGCCATGGAGCTGTCGCCCCAGTATGTAGACGTTGCGGTGCGCCGCTGGCAATCCTTCACCGGCAAGCAGGCCACCCTCGAATCCACCGGCCACCCCTTCCCAGGCTAACAGCCCAGCATGGCAACCGCCCTCCAACCCTACGCCGCCCCCGGCCCGCACATCGCTGCCGCCCTGGCCCGCGCACTGGCGCCGCGCAAACCGCTGACAGTGAGCCAGTGGGCCGACCTGGAGCGCAGGCTATCCAGCAAGGGCAGTGCCGAGCCTGGCCCTTGGCGCACCCTGCGCAACCCGCCGCTGCGCGAGCCCATGGACGCACTATCGGCCCGGTCCAGCGTGCGCGACGTGGTGCTCATGTTCCCCATCCAGTTTGGCAAAACCGAGGTGGCCGTCAATGCCGTGGGCTACGCCATGGACCACGACCCCGGCCCCATCATGGTCTGCCTGCCGGGCGAGGTATCCATGCACAAATGGGTGGCGCAAAAACTCAACACCATGATTGAGGAAACCGCCTGTGTGCGCCAGGCCCTCACCAGCACCAACAGCCGCGACGGCGCCAACCGCCGCGAGTTCAAAGACTTCGCCGGTGGCCAGCTCTACATCGAGCACGCAGGCAGCCCGCAGCGCCTCAAATCCACCAGCGTGCGCCGACTGATAGTGGATGAGCTGGACGAATTCGCCAATAACCTGGTGGGTGGCGATGACCCGGTGGCCATGCTGGAGGGGCGCACCAGCGCATTCCCCTCTACCTGCAAGCGCCTGTACATCAGCACCCCGGCCATCAAAGGCATCAGCCGCATCGAATACATGTGGAGCAAATCA